CGAGGAACGTGTGGCTGGACTTTCTTCTGTTGGAGCCCATCTTTGTGACGGTGGTCGGAGCCCCTATCGTTATCGAGTTGAGTGCATCGTTCACCTCGTCCCCCACTCTCAGCGCCAAGTCGGTCGTCCTGAAGCCCACGTCGATGGCTTGACCGGTTCTGACTTGGGTATCGACGAAACTCAGGTCCCTGAGCGTCGTTCCCTTCATGTTGCGCAACTGTGCCCTGAGTCCCGATGCAGTGCTCGATGTCGTGTCGATGAGTATCCTCTTCTTTTGGTCGCTTTTTCCAAACAGGAGTTTAGTCACGGCGTTCTTCCCCTTGCTTGAGAACAAGTCGCTCTTCAACGAGTGACCCGCTGTCTCGGTATGGGTGAGGAGGATGGATGACTCGGACTCCACGAGGGAGTACGTTCGCTCCGATGCCAACTCGTAGTTGTCGGCGTTCACTGCCTCGATTGTGACCTTGCTCCTTGCGTTGCTCTTAGGCTCGTACTTCGCATAGTGCACGGCATTGTCCACGAAGACGGGTTGCCTGACGTCGGTCATGACGTCCGTGAGGGTGCTGTCGAACCTTTTCTTGGAGGACTGTATCAGACCCATCAGGCACCATCTCCGCTATGGTCCGTCACGTTGAATGAGACATCCCCCTTGTGACCCTTGCTGTGTAGGGATTGGCTATATCTCGGCTTGACGCTGAAGTCACTCTTCGTGTTCTCATCAACCTCCTTCTCCGCCCTTCTCCTAGGTGCGTCCGACCTGTGATGTTGCAGGGTGTTCTCGCTCATCACCACTCTGGACACCGTGTCAGAAAGCGAGTTGCTGAAACCCGACACACCTGCCCCCAGTAACTTGGGTCCGTATGAGTCAGGCGTCGTGAAGTTGCCTGTCGGGTCCATGACAAATACGGGTAGGTATGGCCCGTTGGTATCGGGCACCGTGCTTCGCAATGAGAGGTTGGAGGCCGCTGCCCTTCCCTTCGGCGTCTCGTAGGTGAATAACCCATATTTCCCACCGGATGTGGCGTGGAGGTAGTTTTGCCTGTATTGGGGTGAACTGGTGTGTAGCGAGTTGTGTATCCTGAACACCTCTACGTGATTGGCATCCATCACCCTGATTGGTCTCAGGAGGAACTTGACTATCCTGTCCTCCTCGTTGTTCATCACGTTGTCGGTGTTGTAACTATCGACGTCTTGGTATGGGTTGCTGGTGTCATTGCTACCGGTCAGGGAGGCTGCGCCCCAACCAGTGTCATCGAACAGACCCGAGTAACTCTTGGCCTCGATGACATACGTCCCGCCATATGGCCTGAATGAGTTTGTGTGAGAGTACTTTTGTACGGCACTGACTGTCGAGCCAGCGCCTACCCTGCTGAAGTTTATCGCTGTGTAGTCGGCATCGGTTAGCGAGCCCTCTATCTGATAGGCTCCCTCCAGCACCGCTCTCTGTCCTACGTTCCTGTCTGTGTGTAGGCTGTGCGCCTCCGTGTTGATGACGACATGGCTCTGCTCGACACCCTCTACCACCTCCGCGTCTATGCCTATCCTAGGGCTAGTTCTGGAGACTGGGTCCCTGTGCGGGGTTGTGCCGACGATGTCCTCGACCCTGTCGCTCACAACAGCATCCGTCTGTAGGAGGCCGTTGTCCGCTATGCCAAGTTTGGCACTGATGCCGCGTGGTATCTCATCACCTTGCAGTACGTCGTTACGGGGGCGTAACAATCCATCACCGAAGAGCGGTTCGGCGGTGTTGTGGCTCAGAACCACACCAGTTTTGTGATTCGGCGATGAGAGTTCGGTGAGTAGGTTCTCGTTGAAGGCGGTCGGGTACCTCACCCCCCTGCCGTTGCCCATGTCACCCACACGCAGCGAGTGCACTGGGGCGAAGACATCGACCAGTTCGCTGCTGCTGTTGTTGTTGTCCTCGTTCAACACCCCTCCGAACCTAGGTACGGTGTAGTTGTTCGTCATGGAGATGTTGCCGTTCGTCAAGTTGGCTATTCCCTTTAGGTTGAACAAGGGCCTCCCGCTGTTCCATATCCTCGCATGGGCGCTGTTGCTACCGTTGTCATAGGCATCAGCGCAGTCCCAAGAGGGCCTGATGCCGAATCCACGCACTGGAGCACGTCTTACGTCCTCTCCACGCTCGTTGCCCCACCAATCCACCAGATAGTACTGGGAGGCCACAGAGAGGCTCGTAATGCCCAATCCTTCGCTGTCTCCCCACCAATCCCTCTCGACGCCATTCGGGTTCCTGATTGTCCGCACTGGTGTGCCGAATGGCCTAGCCATCCTCCGACCGTCGCTGTACCTCACCTGCCAGCCCTCTTGGTCTTGATTGAGCATGCCTGTGAAGTTCGTCTGTCTCTCCATCACACCGACGTACGTGATTGATTTGTCGACGTCGCTATCCCCAGCGCCACCACCATATGACCATTGGAGATTGTTGATGCCATCGCTCGCTCCGCTGACTTTGTAGTCCTCTGTCTGCACGAGTGGCCCAGCGTCGTAGTTCGTGGTGTTCTGACCAGAGCCTGATGCTGTCGGTTCGTAGAGGGCACGAACTGGGAAGAGGTCGTACCTAGGTCTGTTGTAGGCTTGACGTACAGCGTTACGGTACCCGTATGGTCTTCTTCTGGTAGATGCCATGGAGCCTGTTGCGATGCCTGAGGATACCGCATAGGTGCCATCATCATCGCTATCCACCCACTCCAAGTTGCTGTCTGAGGAGAAGTTGGCACTGGTCGAGGTGGTGTGCACGTTCCAAGACGTGCTCGCCATTCCGTATAGGTCGAGTTTGCTCGCTTGTGGTCCCCCACGGCTCCCACACGGCCAGAAGCCGCTCAGCATGACGTTTGTGCCACCAGCATCGTGAGTGCCGTTTCCAGCAGTCACCTCTCCACTTCCACTCACATTCGGCCTCTTGATTAGGAAGTCGAATGGGCCAGTGCTGATTGAGTGTGTGAAATCGTGATAGTGAATGGTCTCGAAGTGCTCGGGTAGGGAGTTGTACTCGGCCTTGTCAACGGCATTGCCCTTCCAATTGCGGGATGTGTTGTCGGAGAAGTATGTATTTGGTCTACCTAGATTGTGGTGCCATAGACATAGGAATGCGTCTGGCACATATCTACTATTGGTATCTTGATTACCATCAATTATATCTGGAAGTATATTTGCAAATACACTTCTACCCATGTCTGTGACTATACCACCAGCGGGGAGCGTGTTGTAACTATACGTCAGATTGAGTACAGCACCATTGAACATATTGTCCCAGAAGCCGTCATTGCCTGATTTGGCGGCTAGATTGAGGGTTTTGGGCACATTCACGGTGGCTGCTGTGTTTCCATCCACACTGGTTAGCGCCTTACTGTACACGTTGCCGTTCTTTGCCGTATATTCCACTCTCTGCTCATAGTATGGGTATATTGGGAATGTATTTGCATTATCTACAACTATAGTTCCACTGGTATTGAATGATACCACAGTGCATTTTGGATATATGCTGATACTTTTTCTATATTTATCATATATGTCAAAGTACATCGATGTATATCCGTTGATAGTTAGTTGACTACCTATGCTTCCAAAGGTGCTTCTCATGAATAGGTAGTAGTCGTCAGGACTGTATTGGGATAGTTTTCGATAGTTTGTAGCCTCAGAGACCGCACTTCCGTCGAATTGTATGCCATTCTTGTGTAATATGCTCCACCAAGGTATCTGCAACGTGTGTCCGGGCGTTGAGTCGTTGAACATCCTGCTGTATGGGAATCCCCTTCTTGTGAATGAGGGCGTCTCCGTCAATTGGGCACCTATGTGATTGTAGACCATCAGGGGCGGTATATTGGTGAATTGGCTACCTTGGTCGTTGCTGACGTCCAGCATTTTCTCGTTGATGAACACCTCGCATCCACGAACATCGGCCTGTGTTGCCTTTGCGAGCACTAACGTCAATCCACCCTTGGCACTGTCCTTTTTGATGCCGATGACCGTGTTTATCTGTTGACTGGTCAGTTCTGTGGTTTGGTTATTGTGATATCCTACGAGTTGATTGTTGAACACGTTGGGTTGTATGACTATCTGATAGGCACCGACCTCAGCAGGGTCAGGGAAGTGATGTCCTTGTGTGTACTCGCTAGCGGCTTCCAACACAATGCTGTGCCCACCTGCCTTGTTCACTGTCGCTGCCTTTGTGGTGCTTCCCCCATCCGATGACGCCAATACACCATAACCGTCATATTTGACGCCTGATTCGAACATCAACGTAAACGCGCCCCCATGAATGTCGCTGGGACCACTGGGGGCTGCGTTTACACCGCTGAAGTTTATCTCGGCATCCATCGCCTTGATGTTGTCCTCCAGTGAGGTTCCGAGCGAGGTCTCCACTCCCGAGAGTTTGTTCGTCGTCGTTGTGTGCTCGTCGAAGAGAGCAGAGTCGAGGAATGACGTCGTCGAGTTGAAGTCGATGAGGTGGCGTCTGTAGAGGGATTGATACGCCGGGTGCGCCCAGTGACCGGGGAGCATTGGCATTGTCGGCGTGACGAAGTGATGCCCCATCCTTGGGAATGGCATTGGTGTCATCACTGGCTTGCTGTAGGCATCGTATCCGACGGTTTGCCCGGAGACCTTGTAGAGTGTGTTCGCCATGTCCGGGGAGTTGCCGCTTACCTCCGCATGGTCCCTCAGTCTCCTTGCTGCGAAGAATCGGTTGCTACCTGCCGGTATGTAGTAGGACGGGACGACCTTGAGGTCTGTGACTGTCTGTCCCGCCATGAATGTGGAGAAGTTGACGTCACCGACCACAGTGATGCTCGTGCTTCCCTGCGCCGTGTAGGAGCAGACGGCACCCTCGTCGGTGGTTGGGTTGTAGACCCTGAGGAACTTCCTAGTGTCCTGCACTGTGCCGAAGCCAGCGGCGAACACATCCGCGTCCAATGTCGCATCGACTGTGAGAACGCTCGTGCTACTGTTCCAAGCGGTGACTGATACGATGTCGTTCTCCACACCACCAGCATGTGTGTACACGGTGGGGTACCTGTGTGAGTGGCTGTGTCCCATCTTGGTGACGTGGAAGAAGAGCGTTCTGTCGTGTAGTTCGTAACTGGTGCTGAGTGGTGAGTTGTTGTTCCATGCACCGAGTTCGGAATCGAAGGTCACTGGGTCTATCCTCTCCCAGTTGTGGTTCTCGTACGTTGGGGCCTGCCTTGGGCTGGATACGCTGTTGTCGAAGAGATTACCGATGGAGGAGGGGCCTAGGTCTGGGTGAATCATTCCACCAGTGCCCATGGTCTCGTTCTGATACGCCTGTATCGGGTCATATCCCGAACGTACCACTATGTTGCCGGGTATGCTGTCGGGGTTCGGGAGCCGTATCTTGAGGTTAGGCTCCTTGCCACTGTTGGCGAGAGCAGGTGCATTGCCCTCAATGCCTCTGTTCTCAGGGATGCGGAAACCGCGTATGACCGTGCCAAGTGGGCTACCTCCCTCTATCTTGTGCATCTGCCCACTGTCGTCCCTGACGGTGACGCTCTCGAACTGTATCTCCTCGTTCGGTATGGTGAGGACGTTGCCCACGCTGTATGGGTGCTTCCTAGCGAACTCGGGGTGCGCGAGTTCCTGTGCCTGCAACACAGGCATCATGGCGCTGTTGGTGGTCTCGAAGGAGAAGCGCACGTTGCCGTACAACTTCTCCCCAGTAGTGTAGCCAACGCCTGACTTGACTCTGGTCATCCAAGGCACGGCGCCGAGGCCACGAGCGTTGACCGCTGGTAGGGAGAGATTGCCACCGTCCATCCTCTTCCACACCACGTTCTCGACTGAGAAGTTCTGCACTGCTGAGTCCTCGTACATCTGGAAGGCGTTGACGTCACCTAGCCAGTAGGTGGCAGGCCAGTTGGTCGTGTGCGTAGTGGTGTACTTGTCAGCCGAGGTGTTACGCTCTGCATCGCCTGTTTCCAACAGTGCTGAACCAATCGAGTGGTCCAAGTCGAATAGCAGGTCGCCAGTCTTGTGTAGCCCCGGTACTGCGTTGTTCAAGTTCAAGTCGTTGGACACGGCACCGTGGAAGTACTCGCCAAAACTGGAGAAGGTGGTAGAAGCCCAGTTGGATGAGCCGAGATTCGCTGTGGGCACGGTCGTGCTGTCGACGATGAGTGCCTCTACATTCGGTCCTGCATTGGCTGGTGCGATGAATCGGTCTTGCCCATGGAACCTCTCGTCCCATTGTGTGGTACCAGCGTAGGTGATTGGATTGCTACTCTGCCCTATCACCTGCAACCAGTCACCATTGGCGGTCATGCCATCCCTGTCGTGCTTGGCTATGAGCGCGCCCTCCGACTCGTAACTGACGACGAGGAAGGCGCTGCTGTAGAGGCCCTGTGGTAATGTCAGTTCCTGAGGCAGGGATGTCGTCGTGTAGTTGGTTGGCTCATTCCACTGATTGGCATCATTATTGATGTCTTCAGTTTGTCTAAACGCATACGTGTAAGTATCGTATGCTCCACCGCTACCAGTTGTTAGATTGTACTTGGTGTATAAGTTAGCCTTCTTCAGATGTGTGGCAACATAGATACCTATCCCATCTATGGTGGGTGTGCTCTCTGGACTCCCCCTCATCGGCGCTACCACCGGGACGTTGCTGTGGACGTTCATCACACTACCAGCAGTTCCGTATGGGGAGAAGTTCAACGATGGGTGATACGCACCGAGGCCTGCTGCGTAGCCAGTGCCCGACGTGTTCTTGGTTATCTTGAGGCTGTTGAGATAGGAGTATCTCTCACCGTGCCAGCCTATGGCGCCGATTGGCTTCGTCCTGTCAACGGCGTCCGCTATGCCTGAGAAGTGAACCTGAGTCATATGGTCCCTGTCAGATACGTTCTCGTTGTTGAACCGGATGGCACCTGCCTTGGACCATACGTACAGCGTGTATGTGTTGTCAACACCGGGGAAGGAGTCGGACCCAGATGCTGCGAACTGCTGCCAAGTCACAGGGTCCTCGGCCTTGCTCTGGCCGCGTATCCTGTTCGGTGCCATGTAGAACCTCACCTTCCAATTGCTGGATGACTCGTTGAGAACCTCTCTTGAGTGATAGGGCACCCAAGCGACTGCGCCGGTTGACTCTTTGATTAGCCTCAACCAACCAGAGGTCGGTAGTTGCTCAAGGTAGTCCTGTGTGAACGTGGTGCCATCACCGTCAATGAACCTGCTATCTATGTAGTTACCAGTGGCCGAGGTGGCGTTGTACTCATCCAAGGTGCCTAAATGCCTCCAACCATACCTGTCCTGTCGCATGGAGTTGCCCATGGAAGGCATGTGGGTGCCACCTAGGGCCTTGAGTGAACCAGCACCGGGGAAGGCATTGATGGCCGCTCCTAGCACCGTGGCCAGTTCCTCGCCATTCTGGCATCGGGTCGCATCGACGACGATGTACTCCATATCCACATCAC